AAAATACGACGACCAAAATTGTTCTCACGAGCAATTTTAATGTCTTCTTTCAATTGGCCTAATTCACCCTTGAGTTGGCTTGTGACAACCGTAGTCAATCTTTTTGCAGATTCAGCGACAAAACGTGCTTTCAATGCTTCTAATTGTTTACGACCTTCAGCAACTAACTTAACCTTTGCTTCAACCACAGCTTGTTTGTCTTGTGTGAATTCTTTAATTTCACGTGCCAAAGCGTGAACAATAAATTGTTCTAACTTTTGCTGACTTTCCATTTGTAGTTTACGCTCACCACGCAATTCTTTGATTTCTTCAGCTAGTTTAGTAACCATAAAATCGTTGAATTTAGTTGCGTTCTCACGCAATTTATGTTGAGCTTTAACGCGGTCTTCGTTCATTGCCTGTCTTTCATTCTGGAATTCTTCAATTTCAGAACGTAGACCTTCACTGACCATTTTATCAAGGGCTTCTACCATCACGTATCTGTCGTGTTCATAACGTTGTGCGAATTCTTCTCTTAATTCTGCACGTACTTGCTCACGAGCTTCATTCAACTTAGATTCCCATGCCTCGTTTATAGCGACACCGGTTTCTTCGTTGATTAATCCACTCTCAAGTAATGGTTTGATAGCATCTAACATGCTTAATCCCCTTTGTTAATTTTGAGATCCTTGATAAGACGAACCACTTCATCTTTCAGATATCTCTGTACCTTCTTGTTGCCCTGTGCATCTTTTGCAATATCCAACATTCTATGACCATGCTTCATATTCATCATGCCTTCATAGATTGCTTTAGGATAAGCATTGGGTGCACTAGGTTGTGCAACAATATCCACAGTGACTATTTCAAAGTCACTCACTTTGCCGTCCATGTCATTCACGTTACCGCTACCACGACTTGAAACGCCGAGTTTCACACCACTCTCCAGCATAGTCTTAACTAATTCACCCATTGGAGTTGGTAAAATCTTTAACTTTCCGAAACCATTAGCACCATCCATCCACATACTAGTAATCATATGTGATACACGGTCTAAGTTAATCTTTAAGTCATCTGGGTGATCTACTTCACCCAATACAGAGTAACCACTTGTAATTTGCTCATTTAGAGTTTGAACAGCAGACTCAATTTCAGACACGGGGTAAACACGCTCATTTGCGTTCTTTACCCCGCCCTGAATGAAGATCCCTTTCATATAAAGGTTCTTCTTGTCGCCTTCACTGACAGATTCAACAACCATACCGGCTCGGTCAAATGTCAGATGCTCCTTGAGATACAAAGCCATTGCTCTCAGATTCCTTAAATGCGTCTTTTAGCAGTAGTTCTACGTGACTCTGCTACTGGACTACGAACTTTACCTGCTTCGTCTTTAGTGACTGGTTTAGGTGTAGATTCACCCTTTTCACTAAAGTTATTTTGAGCTGGAGCATTCTTAAATGATCCTGAACCCTTTACACTTGTCTCACCTTTAGAATAAGCATTGCTAGGTCCTTTTGGTCCTGTTGGAACTGCTTCAGATTGACCACTGAACTTAACTGGCTTGCTATCCATTCCAGCTTGACCACTGTTTGATAAACCTGGGCTCTTTGTTTGAACACCATTGTCACCGTGTGTTACAGCAACTTTCTTCAATGTGATAGCTTCCATCATGGCTTCTTCATCACCAAATGCATCTTCTGCACCTTCTTCGTCGGCTGCAAATTCATCTGCATCAGCTTCCATATCTGCATCAGCATCACCACCCATGATATCTTCAAACTCAGCCATTAATTGGTCTAATTTGTCTTCTAGGTCAACAACACGGTCTTCTAAACCTTCTTCGCCACCTTCTTCGTCGTGGTCAGCTTCTAAGTCGTGTGTAAAGTCTTCACCGTCTTCTTCAGCTTCATCGTCAAATTCAATATCGGATTCATCATCCTCTTCAGACAATCCTTCTTCTTCACTACCAATCTCGTCTAGTAAATCTTGTACTTGACCAGATGGTTGATTCATCATTTGCTCTTCATCCATCATTGTTTCATAAATTTCACGTGACTTTTCAACCACGATATCATGAAACAATGCTTTAGCTTGTTCTTCGTTCTCATTGATAATCAAATCAATAAGTTGTTCAAATTTTTTATTATCCATTGAATGTTCTCCTAAGTAAATGGCTTTGTAGAATTATTTAGTGCGTAGTCAGGAAAACAGCACAATAAGTGCTGTTTTTTTACGTTTTTGTTAAATTTGGGAGATTTAGTATAAAGTTTTTAACTTATACTTGAGGTTGCTCAGGATTAGGCTGAGCATATTGTGCATGAATTTTCTTTAAAGAGTTTGCTTTTTCATAATTTCTAACATCATTCATCTTACGTAATTTGCGTATCTGACGTAATGTTAATTTAGTTTTACGGCTTTCTCTCCATTTTGGTTTGCTGTTATCAGACTCAACATCTTGGTAACCAGGAATAGCGGCGTCAAACATCTCAAATAATTTCATATGTTTATTTATCTTAAATCTGTCCAGGAGCACCACCCGGTACATTACCTGCCATACCGCCTGCTTGTCCAACCGGTCCGGCTACTTCCATATCATCTAAACCAGATTCTGGCTCAGGGGCATTCATATCTTCGCCAGTTTGTGCATCAGCTTCAATATCACCCACTGATACACCAATACTACGCAAATCACTACCTTGTGGCTCAATCTCAATCTCTTTATCATTTTCTTCACGCCACATTTTTTCGTTCTTACTAATTTCTTCTTCAGTTAAGCCCAAGAATCGTTCCATAGCAAAACGTTTAGATATATATGGATACTGTTCAATTGCAGTAAATGAACCAATACGTGCAGTATCTAATTCACTTTGGCGATAAGCGGCAAAGTTTTGTGGTGGATTAAATTGCAATTGAAATAAACCACTATCAATATTCAAACCTCTCCAACGTAAGAATAACTTAAATTCTTCATCTAGCTTTTGGCTAATATACTTTTGTAGTCGTTCACAATATTGATTGAAACGAAACTCTTGTATCATAGCTGTACCAACTCGACCATCACTCATTGGAGTAGGATTATCATCTGGTCCAGTTGGAAGATAGCTACTTGGCACACGTAAACCACGTGCTAATCTGTTGTTAAAGTAACGCAAGTCATCAATCTCACCCAAATTCTGTCCACCGGGCAACACCTCAACACTTGATCCTCTTCCGTCAGCAGTAACTGGGAAGAAGTAATCTTCATTCATACTTAATGGATTATAAGATGCATCAACTACACTACCACCACCATGTGTACTTGGAATACGTCTTTGGTGAATCTCATTCTTAATACGCTCAACAAAGGCCATAGCTAAGTGACTTGGCATATTACCAACGTCAATTTTAAACATTCTACGTTCTGGAGCACGTTGTACACGATAGATTAATACCGCATCTTCTAATAATTCTTTTTGCTTATAAACTTTGAAAATATTTTCTAAGATAGATTGACCAAAAGGCCAAAAGCGGTCTAACCCTTCGGTTAAGCTTAAATGAACAATGTGTTTGGCATCAATAGCTGATTCACTTTGCCCTAAAGTAAAACGACTTCCGGATGTGTTATATGGCATACTTGGAACAGTATATCCGCCACCACTACCACCTCCACCAGAACCACCTAATCCAGTTGCCGGATTAGCGGCAAAGTCTGTATTTGTTTTTTGTGCTACAGTTAAGTTCTGTAAGTTAATGTTAATGTCTTTTATAACATATTGTTCAGGCTTTTTACCTTCACTTTCGTTGACAATAACTTTAATAATCTTAGTCATATCTATCCAATATAACTTAAAGTTTTCCGGGTCACGTACAAATACTTGATCACCAAACTTAATAGTATTACGGAAGATTTTGAATGTTCTAGTGTCAAACTCATTGAGTTTGCACCATTGTTGAAGTTGTGTTTTAAGCATTTCAACTTCGTGTTGTGTTGGTTCATCTTTGAAATCTAAGTCAAAGGGAGTTTTATTATGTTCATTTGTTTGAGTGCTAAACTCTGAAATAATATCTAAGCAAGCATTAATCTCAGCATCTACGTCCATCATTTCATATTGATTATATCGTTCAATACGGTTTGGATGACCTGTATATACTTCCGGAAGACGACTACGATAGTTCTTGTAACCAAAATCTTGGCTGTTCATTCCTTGCCCAGTAGGACCATTTACACCAGCATTGCCATTCCAAGCTCCGGTATTATTATTAAAACCTGAAATTGGACTGGAAATGCCAGATTTGTTTGAGAAGCGTTTTTTGTAGGTCATATTAAGATACTTTATCTAGTATTTAGCGTTAAATCATAGATTGCTTATTAAAATCTTCTTGTAAGTCGTTACCTGTATCCAATTTATTAATAACAGTATCTAATTTATTTGCCAACATTTCAACCATTTCTTGTGTAGAGTCATTTCTAGGAGTAGGAGCTACTGTTGGATTAATTGCAGTACTTAGTTTAGTAATCAAATCTTGCTGTGACGTTTGTTGCTGTTCTAGTTGTGATTTGATTAGACCATTTACATCTGGAATAGCTGTAGGTG